ACATTTGTTATTCCGTGGTTGTTTGTTTGTAAAGTGGAAGAAAGTTTTGATCTACTTCTAAAAGGTGGTCGAGGTTAACTGGTTCTAAAATCTGCTCGCATATCTTCTCTACGTCCGTTTCATCTGTCACATGGAAGGTTGTCCATACCACATCAGTTAAAGCATGTAAAGCTCTACGGGTGTTTGGCTTGGTAATACCTGTGTGTGGGGCTTCGTATATTACGCTACCTTCGTTATCGCTGGTGACCTTAATTGCACCCTCAGATATGACGAATGGATGCTCAGTCTTGTGAGTCATGCTCGTGAGCATAGTCCCCGCTGGGATCTGAATCTCACGGATATACATACCCTTAGTGAACCTGTGTGTGACTGGTAGTTCAACCCTCGGTAACTGAGCAAGAGCAACCTCCAGCTCATCAAGTAGATGTGCCTTAGGTTGTTGTGCAGTGATCTCGCTCATACTATTAAACTTAAATTGTTGTAGTTGCCTCCAATGAGTTGAAACCCCCACCGCTTCTGGCAAGCTTTGGCGAATGTATCCGACCATGTGCAGGCTCGTATCATCTGGTAGCCATCCATTTGAAGGATGTCTATAAGGTGATCAACCATGTAGTGCATGGCTCGTATCTTCTTCATTGGTGACACGATCTTTGGCGATGTGATTAAATGCTCAAGGAAGGCTACACCCACACCCTTACTGCGGTATGCCCACAGCGCACAGGCTGGCTCGTTTTCATCGGTGTATCCAATTAAGCCGATAGTCTGTAGCTGAGACAGGCTAACTGGTGGACAACCAGAGGCTACCCACCACTTCTGCACCATCTCATAATCTGAATCTTTAAATAATCGTGTCCTCATGTGTTTAATGTTTCCCGATTGTAAAAGATTGAATGACAGATTGCAATACAAATGGATAAGGTTCTGAATGTTTTATTCGCCAGTATTTTTGTCGTGAGTGCGAGCTTTCAGCAAACACCTCACTATATCCCGACTTGAGCGGGATGCTCTCATCCATTGTCTCACCCGCTGTGTGATACACTAGCTCTTGATAGTCTTGACCATTGTAAGCTATAGAGCCTCCGAGTGACTTGTGTAGCATGAGCCTTGACTGGTAAAGTTGCTTGCGCTTGCCTGCCGACCCTTGAGCCTCTAAGTCTAATGGCTCAAACTTAGACGTTACTGGCAACCCTACGATAACTGTATCCGCTGGCTTGGTTAGTGTGATGCTACCTGTATTTACAATGTATTCACCTTTGATGCCGTCAGCTAGGACGCAAACCGTCTCACCCTCTAGGTGATCCAAGCCGTTGATGGTTGTGAGATCCGTGCCAGTCTCCTTGATGCCAGCGTCAACATACCACAGGTTGTCAGTGTCCTCTGCCTCCTGTTTGGCTCTATTGTTGATTGTGAGGCGTTCTACGTGTCTTTTGGTAACTCCATCCACCACACGCTTTACAACGCACCACACCTCATCCTCGTCCGAATTAGAGGATGGTAAGACTGCGACTGACTCGAAACTGCCGTTCTGGGTGGTGAACTTGCACCATCCTGTCACCTGTAGCTTTGGCTCATAGACTACGTGGCACAATGTTCCGTCCTCCTGCACTGTAAATGCACCAGAGTAAGGCTCTCGTAAGTGTGCCATCTGCTGAACTCCGCTAGAGAACAAGTGAGAACATAGCAGGCTGATCTCCTCGCCTATGTATCCGTCACGCTCCAGTGAGTATGCCAGCATATTGATTGTTGTGCGACCCCGCTGTAAGCACATCAAACTATCACGCATTGGCAGTGCCGACCTGTGTGCAGATCCCATCGACTCATTCCATCTAACGATGGGCAGGTTTTCTGGTGACTGTGCCTCGTCCTGCTTACGTGTCATCAATATGCCCTCGACACTAGCTGTGCCTACGAAAAGCTCACGTTGTGAGGATAGCCACTGAACTGAACTTTGATCGTCTGAAAGTGCCTCAATAAAGAATGGCGAGTCAGCCAATGTGGTTTGAGCTAAGAAGTCGTCATAGGTGTTGATGCCAGAATAGAAAAACCCTTGTGGCTTCTTCTTTGTGCCAGCCAAAAGCAACCTACTGTCAAACAAGGCGATAGCTCTCGGATACCCTTGATAGTTTGAAAACGCTGACTCCTGCCATGAAACTGTGGCGGTAGTCTTTGGTAGAGTAGTGATAACATCAGCTACAACATTCTGTGCATCCGTGACCGTGGTGATCTCTGCTGTGCCGTATGCTGGTGCTGACAGTATAGTAAACGTAACAGACTCACGTTCCCTACCACCACCTAAAGTAGTAATGGCTTGAACACGTATGTAAACAGTTTCTCCATTTTCATCTTCTTCTACCAGATAGTTGGAGTCATCACGACTGGAAAGCGTCCTAATGGTTGACCAATTTGTTAATCCATCAACTGATCTTTGAATTGCCCAATCACCACGCCAGTTTCCTGTGGTTTTCAGACTCCACTCACCCGACACCTTTTGAGCAAACAACGCTGTAGCACCAGCCTCAAAATGGTTGGGTGCATCTGCTGGGTGAATAACCTCTGACCAGTTTGCTGAGTCGTCTGCAAATAAAGCACTGCTTGTGTGTGCTGTAGTGCAATAGTAGACATTGCCAGATTCGGTTATTACGTCATCAAGTGCGTATGATGTAGCTGTAACCCAAGCAGTAGGAGTGTAATCCTTGATACAGGTATAGTAAAGAATTTGACCACTTACTGTGCCAATGCGTGAAACTCTCCAATGTTTTGAGTTGCTTGAGTCAGTCTCATATGCAGTAGTTTTCCCAAAACCAATTACGTTGTCATACGTGCTTAAATCTGAATAATACGTAGTAGCACTAAATAGGTAGTCATCATGGAACACCTGTGATGAGCCTTCATTTAAATACTCAAGACGCAACACGCTACCAACGTGGTCAGCAACGAAAGCATCCGCACTAGCTACAATGTCGATCCCGTTGCCAGTAGTTGCACTAGGTGTCAGTGTGACTTCACTAGAGTTTACGTCTGGATCAACAAACGGAGTTGCGAGAGCCGCATCAGCATACGTCCAGTTGTCGTCAGCAATGCGTGTCAACTTACCTACTGGGTGGTTTGGATGAGCGATGTAAACAACGTCATTAACAGCGCGCATCTGTAGCTCGTATAGCTCTGACTCTTGGTATGGTGTGACAACCTCTAGTGGTGAGTCACCAGACTCGACCTGTAGATCATTACTCCAGAAGCGTATATATTCGTGACCAAACTCTAGCATGAACTTGGTGTTGACTGAATACTGGAACGGATGCAGGACGCACACCCTGCCGTCTTCTTTAGCGTAGCCTAGATGCTTAGTGCCACTGCGCTTCTCTACCTGCCCGTAGCGTGTAGGGATAAAGTTCTCACACGTTCTGGATGCAGACTGGTAGTTCCCCAGATCGTATCGTCCCTTGAGAACTTCGCTCCAGATTCCTCCATTGAATTTTATGTTGGCTGTTTCCATTATGTAATTACGTCATCGTAAAAGGGTTCAGTTTCGTCAGCTAATTGTGTGATCTCAGATGCGTCCAATGCCCTGCTCCAAAATCCCACCGCCTCCATGCGTCCATTAAAGTATGAGCCGAATGTTGATCTACCCAATCTGAAATCGTCAGTGCCGTCATGTATACCTCCGCTGTGTGATCCGCTGGCGACAGACGAGCCGTCCCTGAAAATTTCTATCGTGTTGGCGTCTGCATCATAGCAAATCGCCAAATGATACCACGTATTGTTTGCAAGTGCAATTTCTTCATATACTGTCGTAGCATTGGTAAATGTTCCATCACTTGAGACTGTAAGCGACAACCTTCTAGGGGATGCGTTGGTGTTATAAAAAAGCGCATATTCACGCTGGTTGCCTGTGGTCAGATACTTCATCAAGAAGCCTATGAATGTGTTACTTGCCCAAGAATCCGCCCGAACCCAACATGATGCAGTAAATGAGCCAGAAGGATTCAATCCAGTTTGGCTGGCATCTGTGATCTTCAACTCCTCACTATTTGCGGCAGTAAACAACGCACTCCTGCTGTAAACGATTGGAGCTACAATGGAGCTGGCAACTGTGTTGACCGATGTCAGATCGTTGCCGTCAACATAGTCTGTGCGCGTTCCTGTGGTGTTTTCGTTGAGTGACCAAAACGACACTAAGCCATTGTTCAAAGATGACGCAGAGAATCTGTAAGGGTTGATTATCATTAACTATGGAATTGGGTGTAGCAGTATAATCCGAACTGCACCATATCTGCGTTAAATTGTTCTACTGTCAGCGTGTGGCTTACTCCGAGGCAGTCTTTCACTGCAACCTCGTCAGTCAGTGCCATTCCTGCATTTGATACCAGCGTCATCATGCGAGTGAAGGCGTTCTGGGATGTCTCTGAGGTGTCATACTTGATGCCTCCGATCTCAACGTGTGCGGGCGTGCGCTCGTCAATCTCTGCCTGCGTGAGTGCCACGACTGACCAGCTACGTGTTGCTGTCTTATTAACAGTGTCGTAGTTGATAGCATCCTCTACGAGCTTGTGGGTAGCAGAGTCGTATGTTGGGCGTGCCTCCGTGACCTCCAGTAGAAAATTAAGTTCTGGAGCAAGGTTAGGTATCTCAGCACCTTCATCTGTTGGGTATGGCTTACCAGTGGCTATAACCCCGTCAGTATTGTGGTAGATGGTGTATTTATTCATGATTGGTTAAAGTAAAATTTCAATCCAGTGCCAGCTACAGTAGCTCCTACTGAGTCACAGAACAATTCAATTAGATCACCTTTGGCGTAGGTTGTTGTTGATAACACTGCCGCAGTTGCCGCTGTCACTGATGTTTTCTCGCCGTCATCAATCGTTGGCTTTGTTGAGAAGATGGTAGTTCCGTTCTTGTGAACATCGCAAGTTAGTGTGCTGCCTGTAGGTGCTGTCGTCACACCGATTAAGATCTCGCTCCATGTCCCAGCGTTCTGTGCGTGGAACGTGCCAAGTGGCGTGGTTGTAGAACCAGTCAGTGCTGTAGTCTCGTCAGAGACAGCTAAACCCATGTCTGTATTTGCCGTGCCTCCACCTGCTGGAGTTGCCCATGTGCCATCACCACGCCAGAATGTTGTAGCACTTGCGCTTGTGCCAGAGTTTAGGTTGCCTACTGGTAGGTTACCAGTCACCTCGCTGGTTAAGTCAACATCATGAAGTGTGAGCTGTTGATTAGCGTTCTTTGTAATGTAGCTTGGAGATCCCGCTAGTGTTACCGAGTCGTGATCTCTATCGCCAACATCCACACCATCAACTGTGCCTGTGACTGTGATGTCACCTGCAACCTCTAAACTTACGTTGTTGATGAGTTTTAAAGCATCCCCTGTTTGGCGAGATACTATTGTGTTTGTCCCGTTAACAACAACAGCGGTTTCGATTAAACCATCTTCTGTGCCATTCGTAACATCCGATGTCTTACCTGTAATCTTGGCATACAACTGATTGCCACCAGTATCATTTTTGCCGTCAAATCTAATTTGCCCAAGGTAGTCTCCATCTGCTGGTGATGCGCTGTCTCTCTTAAGAGATAATTCTGGAGATGCACCAGCACCAGCATCTATGCTACAAATCTGGGTGTTGCCCTCAACATAAAAATCAGTGCCACTCCATGTAAAGTTTGCATCACCCTCAATCGTTCCGTCACCTGTCCAGACACCAACTTGGTTGTCCACTGGTGTGCCGACCTTGGTGACGTTGCCACTACCTCCACCACTTGGTAAATCGGAAATGTCAACATACTTAAGGTTGTTGCTGTCGCTGGTGTCTTGGATAAGCACCTTGTCGTCACTTGCTGGCACTCCAGCGTCAGTGAGTGTAGCACCACTCAGTGAGGATACTACGTTAGTCTCGTCTGTAACGTCTGCTAGTGCCTCTATGCCGTCCAGCTTTGTTCCGTCAGTAGCAACATCTCTGCCGTCAACAGTGCCAGAAACTGTAATATCACCAGTTACTTTGGCGTTGCCATTGATATCCAGCAAATGCGAAGCGTCTGGAGCATCTGTATTAATACCTACACGATCCGATACTGGATCTAGGTATAGTAAAGGCTCGCCTGTATATGAACTGAGAGATGTTCCAGAACGTATATCAGACGCAGACTTTTTGTGTATGCTAAATGCTTTGTCATCACCAATGGCTATACCACCAGAAAATAACGATCCAAACATAGCGGAAACTGCACCGCTTGTTCTGTCAACACGCACAGCAGGTTGTGAGGATGATTCCACGTCAATGATGTCACCGTCAAAAGTTAATCCAGAATCTCCCTCCAGTGTGCCGTCTCCTGTCCATACGCCAACTTGATTGTCAACTGGAGTGCCTACTTTGGATACGTCACCACCAGCGTTGTCATCAACATACTTCTTAGTGGCAGGCTCATAGTCTGCGTCTGGCGTGAATGCTGTAGTGTTGTCTAACTCTAAGACGTTAGCTTTAGTCGCTAACGATGAGAGATCTTGGTCGCCTGTGTTACTGCCACTCACGTTATTGGCGGTAATGTTGCCAGAGTCATCAATGGTTACCCCACTGTTCTGAATAGCCTTGCCAGTTACCCCGTCAAATCTTGCGACTGCGTTGTCAGTAGAGCTTGCGTCACCTACTACGTCACCTGTGCCAGCAATAGCGTCCCACTCGACTGTAGTGCCATTAGACTTGAGAACCAAGCCATTAGCTCCCAGTGGAAGCCTTGTCGCTGTGTCTGCTCCTGTGCCTACTACGAGGTCACCAGCCGCATCAAAGATAGCGTCAGTGGATACGTCACCACCAGATGCCGCATCAGTCGCCTGCCATTCGCCCTCAGCGTCATTCCATGCCACCACTTGTCCGTCAGTAGCATCAGTCTTGAGAAGGTCGGTAAGCTCGTGCTTGTGTGCCGCCACAGAGCCACTGGATGCACTTGAGCCAGAGCTACCAGCACTTGGGTGTCGGTATGTGCCACCAAGGATAGGAGCTTGCTCCATCATCCTCTGCATGAGGTTACGGTCTCTGCTACCTGCGACCTTGGTGTCATTGTTGATTGCCTTAGATACAGCTACATTGAACTGCCTGTCTAATGCTACGGCTAACTCGGAGTCGCCCGTAAGCCTGCCACACGTAATGCTGGCTAATTTAAATGCCAGCGATTCAATGAATGATGGCGAGAAAAGGTTAGTGTCAGTAACCTTGCCCGTGTAGGTGATGGTTACAGTTTTGTCGTTGGTGAGTAGCTTGTCGCCCTCAACAGTATAAAGTCTTGATGATGCCTCTACGTCTTCACCATTAACATCACGTAAACGAATGATGTCGCTAGGTAGCTGGTATTGATAGTCCCACCCGAATGGTGGTGCATCGGAAACCTTGGTCAGCGTGACACGCTTGCCAGCAAAGTTCCATCTATGTTCTTCTAAAAGTAGTTCTAATGCGTGATCGTATTGATCATTCATGACAACCGCTACAGAATCAGTGTTTGACTCTATGTTGGTGATCCGTCCCTCTCTGAACTTAGCCAGAGCTATGTTTGCGATGTCTGTTTTGGTAGGCATTAGAAAAAATGGGCATGGGTAGATAAAGCTCTACCCATGCCCAATGTTAGGGTTTGACCTAGTTACGGTCGATGAAGCTCAAGCAAACACGCAATGTAGCGTCTGCGGTAACTCCAGATGCGGCTGTGACGGTGAGAATGATTTTCTCCTCGCCAGCAGGCACGGTGTATAGGGTGTTAACTCCCATCTGAACAACGCCAGCAGAGCTGAAGTCAAGTCCAGTAGCGAGTGCGTCAGAACTAGGAGTTCCGAGCTTGCAGGTAAATGAAGTTCCTGCGTCTTCAGCAACCACGAATGATTGGCTGAGGTCGAGGAGAGCATCGGATGGGATCGTTACCAGTTCGATAACGTCATCGGCAACCTCTGTTCCTGCGAGAGTAACAGTGGCGTTGGATTGACGAACCTTACCAGCAAGGAGGCGACCATCGACACGGTTATCACCTTTAGCGGTTTGACCTGTTGCAAGGTCTGATTTAAATGTAGCCATAATAATATATTTCTAATTTTTAGGTTAATAATTGCGATTAAGCACGGTGAACGTTGATCTGGATAACGCCTTCATCATCAAGACGAGTTCCACCCCATGCCCACTCAGAACGAATCTGGGTGTCGTGGCGTTTCTGTGGAAGAACGTCTACGAATGTTTCAGGGTCAGCCGCAAATCCGAAGGCAACACAATCCTTGGCGAATGCATAACATCCACGGGTTGCAGTGTCAACAGGAAGAAGGCTTGAATCAACAGCAATGATGGTGAAACCAAATGCGTCAACAATGCTACCAGACTGAGCTTCTTCAAGCTTGGCGCGGTAGTCACGGTTGATGAACTTGTCATCATGCAGGAGGTCTTCAACTTCATCGTGAGTGATGACCATACCGAGTGGGCTTGAACCCTCTACGTTCTGACCAGCAACGTTCTTGCTACCCAAGCGGGCGCGTGCGTTGACGATCTTGTCGTAGCTGAGACCAGCGTTCGAGGATGTGCCATCGTAATGGTAAGTCTTGGCGATTGAGTTAGCGGAATCGAAAGCAACTTCAGTTGTTCCGTTCTTGCCCTCGTAGGCTGATCCACCGAGCATAGCAATGATTGCCGCATCACGATCACGACCTGCCGCCGCCATGTGAGACTTGATAATTGCATTGTGTGGTGAGTCAATCTCTCCGAGACGGATGCTGTCAACCTTGCTTACGAAGTTCTCAACTGTGCGGAAGTCCACGTAAAGTGAACGCATCTCAGTTGTTACGTCTTCGGGTGCAGAGTCAACAAAGCGACCAGTCATGGGCTTTGATTCTACTTTGCCAAGCTTGTTAAAGCGGCGAGATTCACCTTGAACAGCGTAAGTAGGCACGAGACCTTGCAAACGTGAGGTGAGTTGTTGGAGTTCTAATTTCCACTCATCTTGGTAGAGCGAAGGGAAATGTTCTGGGACAGTTGATGTAAATGCCATTGTATTATATTTCTATTTTTATTTTGTTTTGATTAGGTTAGTTAGGGTTGACCCACGAATCGCAAGAGTATCACCAAGATTTAGGTGGTCGCATATCATTGGGTATATGTAATGCGTTCTTCGATTGGGTGCTTCCTACTCTATCCTTCAATAGAAATACTTGGCAGTGTCCTTCGTTTGAACGCCTTATTCATAACACATTGTGAATACAAAGTCAATACCTGAGGAAATGTGGGTGGGAGGTTGGCTCACCTCCGACCCACCTAAACAGAAACAGAGAACGTTTTGCGAAAACGTTCCCTAAAAAAATGCACATTAGTGTAAATTAGATGTTGACCATTACATTACTCTATGGCAAATTGGTTCTGCAGGCGGGAAGGTCTACAAAGTTTTCATAGTGTTGCTCGAAAGAGCCGTTTCATAGTTGAGACCCAGTAGTGCTTCCCCACTGCTGGGTTTCTTTTTGCCCACACAGACCTAAATAGCGCAGTGCATAACTAAGCGTGACAGTCAACCCACCTAATCGGTAGTAGAGAATCGCCGCTCTACGTAATGTTGTTTAAGGGGGTGCGAGAGTTGTCTAAGGACATACCGAGACTCAATGACCACCTCGTGGCACTAGCCACTGTTGATAAGACCTAATCGCCTGACGGAGTTTAGATAATCTTGATACGCTTTCCCTGAAAATGGGTTAGTGTATCTAAGAGCCTCGCTCACCTTCAGGAGTATTAGATTTATGATCATAATATCCCCCAAGCTTATTAATGATCTTATCTACACGGTCATGAGTAGATGGCAAACTTTGCTCCTTTTTCTTGCCAAAGATGCGGTCGTATCCGTCTCGGTAGGCTTTTGTGCTGGCTTTAGTTGCTATCCAGTCGCCTGTAATCGGATTCTGTGATGATGATGGCTGTAATTCTTTGTCCATAATAGTAAGTGGGGACGAGGCGAACACAACTACACCCCGCCCCCTATTGTTAACAAATTATCGTGCTTGCTGATGACCCAGCTTACGCAACTCAGCGTATGCTTTCTGCGCCTCTGGTGGTGCTAGATGGATCTGACCATTGTATTTCTGGTAAATACTGTCTGCCTTTGCCTTGGGGCTGGCATCGCTGGTGGATGTCATCATACCTCCTCGTGGCATCGGCTGTTCCGTCATGCTCTGAGACTTAGCTAGTAACATGTTCATAACCTTAGGGTTACGCATTGCCTCCATGTCGGACGCATTGTCTAGATCAAAACCAACTACCTCAGCCATATCAACAGCAGATTGCAGGTTGCGGTCGTATTCACGCCCCCATTGCTTCTGTAGCTCTGCTTTCTGCTCTGCCATTGTCTGCTCTGCATGCTCACCCATTTGACTAGTTGCCTCCTCAAGTTGCTTGGCGGTAATGTCGCTGTATGCTTGTGATAGTTGCAACGCTTGGTCTTGGCTAAGTCCTGCCTCGTGAAATATATTACCCCACTCAGATGCTAGATTGTCATTCCAATCAAGACCTTCTGGCAGGTTGTCTAATCGCAGGTCATACTCGGTAGCACTCTCTGGCACGCCAATGGCACGCTGGAACTCTGCAACTTCTTCGGGAGACGATCCCTCGTTTGGAACAATAACGCCCTCGACCTTCTTGCCAGCAAAGTTGACTAGGTTAGCCGCACCTTTTAGCAATCCATCGGCAGACTTATACTTCTGCACTGTGCCAGATAGGTTCTCCATACCAGCCTCACGTAGTAGGTCGGTGTAGTTTTCCGATAGCCCGCCCTCACTTGTGTAGAGCTGGTTGATGATGCTTCCACCTTCTTGGCTCGTAGAAGCCTCTGGGGAGCTTTGAACTGCCTCAGTGGGTGTTGAGCCACCATAAACGTCTGGAGACGCTGTGCTGGCTTCTGGGGCTGTTGTTGTGTCTGCTGATGGGGCGGCAGTGCCTGCACCACTATCAGTCGTTGCTGTTGTTTCTGTCATAAATCATGTCGTGTTTGTCGTAAATCTCTTGCAGGAGCATCTCCTTGTGTGCGTATTTGTCATCAAACGCTTCCTTGCTCCAGTTCTCCCTGCGCCACTCCACTACTGGTGGATTCTCCTCACCATACCACTTACCCTCGCCCACAAGGAATAGATGTGCTGGAGTGACTGGATCTGGCTTGATATCAACCAATGGCTCGTCATCGTAGCTACCATCGGAGTCAGTATCTGACATAAGCAGGCGAATCTCCTCAAGGTGCTTGCGGTACGCGTGATGCTTGAACTTGATGTCACCATCAACTACCTTGCCGATCAGCTTGCTACCTCGGTAGATGCTTCCGTTTTCCTCAATACTAAGAACCAGTTTCTTGCTCATTGCTGTATGTCTCCTGTTGTTTAAGTTTGAATAGAAGCCCGACCACGCCACGCTCACCATCACGTATGGCGGCATTGATTGGCGATACTTTGCCGTGCTGATCCAATAGGAATGAACGATCCATTAGACCGAACTCCTTGACTAAGAACGCCATAAGACGCTCACCATTTTTTGTGTTTAGGCATTCAGATGCGGCATCTGCTACCTCTTGGGTTATCTGTCTCATTATCCTTGCATTGCGGCAGAGATCTCCTCTGGGACTTGACCACCATTGGCGGCTGATGCGTCCTTGAGCATTGAAGCGGCTTGTTGTGCCTGCTCCATCTGCGCTTGTTGTGCTTGTGCTTCGGCTCTCGCCTGTCGTGTTTCATCTACATCTTCCTCGGAGCGTAGACCGTCCTCTGGTAGTCCAGCATTACGCCATCCTTCACGGAAGTGACTGTCACCATTGAGGTTATCCAGAATCTCTGGGTTCATCTCAACAGTTGATTGATTCATCGCCATGAACTCTGCATATGCTGTGTTCTGCTGTGACTTAATGGCTAGTGAAATGCGGTTATTGTAGGCAATGTTTGGCACTGGAACTACTACGTTTCTGTCCTGTGTGACCATCTGGATCTCCTCGGGTGCTTCTGGCATCTTGCCCTGTCTCCAAAGGATTGAGAAGATACGTCTAAGCTTAGGGTCTAGATACTCACTGGTGAGCCTTGAGAACGTAGGAGAGAACTGCATGACCTTCTCTGCTTGGCGTAGAGATGCCTCAGTCGCTGTCATTTGACGCTCAATCTGTGCAAATAGTCTGAACAGATCTCCGTGCATGATCTCCATGATTGCTTTCTTCTTCTGTTCAATACGATCCTGACCTATGTCGTAACGACCAGACGTTCCCCACTCACGAGGTGCGCGGTTTGGATCTAGATCGTTAACGTAAGTAATGTCCAATGCACCCACTCCGATCTCGCCCTCCATACTGGCAGGTGCTAAGATTGGTGGGTTAGCCGCCTTTTCAGCGAGGACATCCATCTGTTTCTGTAGGAAGGAAAGCTTGTGTGCCTCTGGTAATGCTACCCATGTAGGAGCGTATCCATAAGGACTGTTACCCCACTTGAGGTATCGTGTAACGTGTGCAGGCATCTCGTAGTAGCCTTGCTCGTGGACAACGTGCTTGCTGTCTTGGTGAACGCACACCATCTTGTAGGGGAAGTTGGTCTGAGTCTCCCACTCATTGACCTTATCCACACAGATAACGAATACATGTGACTCGTTCTTCTTGGGATCTTTGGCTTCACGCTGTAGCTTATCGGGTAGTGACTCGATACCAAACTCCTTAGCCGCTTGCTCTGCTGTGTAGTTGCACTCGTATACCACTGAGTCACAACGACCTCTATGGTCTTGCCCAATGTAGTAAGTGCCTATTGGCAGGTGACGGAAGTTTAGCTCATCGTTCTCTGCATCCCACTCGGAGAAGTCCAGACCTGTTCCCATTGCGGCACGGTCTAGGTATACCTCTTGGATCTCAGTGTAGAAGTTGGATTGCTCAAGACGATACGTGATTTCCTCAGAGCATTCACGATAAAATTTAACGACCTTGTCGTTCTCTCTAAGTGCCTTTGGTGGTGTAAGGTTGTGCCATACCTCCTCACGAGGTGTCACGAGCGAGCAGAATCCATTGGCAAGCATTAATGATGCAGTGCGGAGCGTGCTGTCGTGTAGTTGAGCGGAGTCAATCATGGGCGGGAGTGTTCCCAAACCACCATCAATAGACACCTTACGAGGCATGGATAGCTCGGCTATCTCATCCCAGAGTTGCTCATGTGGCGAGCGGTAGCGCTTGAGTGCGTCACGCTTGCTTATTACGTATGATCCTTCCATTTAGCCTAGTATTGTTGAACCTCCGTAGCCACCTTGGTCGGATGCTCCACTTGGTTTCCTCTTGCGCTTCTTAATTTCCTCCTCAAAATTGCTCTTGGTTTTTGGATCATATAAGCCAGATCTTCTCGGAGCTGGAGATTCTTGAGTCGCTTTCTGTTTGCCAGATGCCCCTCCCCTCATGTCACCCATGATGCCAGCAATCGTAGCCACAGAGCCAGCCTTGCCGCTTACACCCTTTTCTCTAGCTTTGTTGAATGATCCCATTATCCTAGTATAGTTGAGCCACCATAACCGCCACCAGTGCCACCCATTGTGCCGCCCGCTGGGTTCTTTTTGCGCTTCTTGATTTCTTCCTCAAAGTTGCTTTTAGTTTTTGGGGCATACAATCCAGATACTTGTGCAGGTGCAGGTGCAGGTGCAGGTGTTGATGGTTTCTTGGGTTTGCCCATGTCTGCTATCTTACCAAAGATAGACTTTTCTGACCCTGCTCTGGGATCTTTTATCCCCGATTTTATGGAGGCTCGTGCCGCAGTTGAGTTCATCCCCATGATATTACCCTAGCTTAGTTTTACCACCATACCCACCAGTCTCACCTGCGAATGATGTTTGCGAACGTTTCCTGCGCTTGCGTAGCTCTGCCTCGAAGTTTGATGCACCAGATGATCCCTCTGCTTGCAGGTCAACCATCTCAGCTTTTGGCGGGATTGGCTTGGGAGGCTTGACCTTTGGCATTTTCGGCATTGGAGGTGCTTTTGGTTTTTTGAATGGATTGCCCATGCAGATGTTCATAACATAAATGTATGCACATTGTCAAGACCCTACCTGCGCATTGATGCACCTAATGATGACTTTGCTCGACCTATTCCACGCTTCGTTAGGTTCACTCGCATGCGTCCAGATGCCAGTGCCTCAGCAAAGTAGCCGAATGCGTCACAGAAGTGCGATGCAAAGCCGTGATCAATCTTGCTGGTGATACGTCCATCAAGTCTTTCCTCTTTGTAGTGATAGTCACGTAATGCGTCCAGCATGCCCTCCTCCTTGTCCAGTTTACCCTTGTTAAGGTAGATTTGCGGGAACAGATCGTGCATTGACCTTATGCGCTTTGCCTCAGCTCCTACACCAGCGTTATCGAGGACTTCAACGTTCTTTAAGCCTGCTTCAATCAGCTTTGACTGGAAACTCATGTTATCCGCACCTCTGGTCTTGCCATCATGCGGTAGGAAGTGCTGACCGTAATTATAGCCCTTGTCATACATGTGAGCCACTCTCTCAGCGGTTGTCATCTCCAGACCAAAGTCGCAGTCAATCAGACGATACGTTAAATCCACTTTCTGCCAGTAACAGGTCACCGTATTGGCGGGACTAC